GGCGGCGCAAAGTTGAGCCCTTCCGCTGCAGCGCGCATCGCCAGCGGGGAACTTGCAGTGCCGTCTCTTCCAGTGGCTCCTCGCATTCCCGCTGTGCGATATGGCGCTCCTATGGTTGCCATATCGCAAGGCCCTACGGTTACTTCCCCCCTTGTTGAAAACGCGATTGCAAGCACGACTCAGCGTACCGGCATGGTCGAAACGAATATTCATATTGATGGCGTGAGAATCGGCAAAGCGGTCACCGCCTACCAGACCAAGGCTTCGGCCGGGCCGCAGTCCGGCATTGGGCGCTTTGATTCCTCAATGGCAGCACCACAACCAGGGATATCACGATGAAGCCTGACACTTACATGCAGCTCGGCGACATGCAGTTGTCGCGCTACGAGGTGCCGGAATCGATCGGCTTTGGTGGCGAACAGGCACTCGCTGTGCATGAACTGACCGGTGGCAGGCGTGTTGTTGACGCGATGGGGCGCCAGGACCGCCCCCTGGAGTGGTCGGGCCTGTTCATCGGCGAAAACGCCAGCGAGCGCGCTCGCTACCTGAACGCGCTGCGGATCGCCGGCAAGCAGGTCAACGTGTCTTGGGCTGAGTTCGCTTACAAGGTGGTCATTCGGTCTGCGCTGCTGGAGTACCGGCGCGCCTACGAGATTCCGTACACGATTTCGTGCACGGTCATAGAGGATTTAACGATCCCTGTGTTCGAGCTGACGGCGTCGTCCATCGATTCCGCTATCAGCGACGACATGGATGCAGCGAATGCGCTGGGCGACCAGATCGGCGATGGCACGTTGTCGACGATGCTGGGCACGCTCAATTCCGCCATCAAATCCGTGTCGTCCTTTGCCGGTGCGGCGCAGAGCACGATCACCAGCGTACTGGGCCCTGTCCTGGCCGTCCAGTCGCGCGTCTCGGCACTGATCGCCGCGACGGGCAACACGATCTCGAATATTTCGACGGTCGGCGGCGTGCTGCCGAATAACCCGATCGCGACGCAGGCCGCCAAGCTGTCCCGCCAAGTGGCAGGCTTTACGCAACTGCCGCTGCTGCTTAACCTGCAGTCGACGGTGGGGCGCATGGGCGCGAACCTGGGCGCGGTGTCCGGCGCTGGGACCAGCATCACTACCGCTGGCGGCAACCTTTTCGCCATGGCATCCAAGGCCTACGGCGATGCCTCGAAATGGGTAGGCATCGCCCGGGCCAATAAAATCAGCGACCCGGCGCTGACCGGCGTGCAAACAATCATCGTCCCGCGCGTGCCGGGAGATACGGGGGGCATCAATGCCGGTTAATCCAGATGCGGTATCCGCTGCGCGCCAGCCGCGCGGCATTGTCAATGTGGGCGGCGTACGCGTCGACGGCTGGGTGCGGTTCGAGGCCGACAACAACACCTTCAGCGAGGCCGACACATTCCGCGTGGTGTTCGCGCTGTCGGCGCTGCCGACCGCCTACGGCGATTCATTTTGGGCATCGCAGTCCGAAGTGTTTGTCGAGGTGTTCGCCGGCTTCCCGGCCGACGCCGAGCACTATAGTGCCGAGGAGTTGCGGAGTTGGGTCTACGGGCGCGTCGATGACGTCGAGTTCGACCCGGTGGCGCGCACAGTGGTTGTCTCAGGGCGCGACCTGACGGCCATCCTGATCGACGCGCGGACCATGGAGTCGTTCCAGAACCTGACCGCGTCCCAGGTGGCCACAAAGCTGGCCCTGCGCCATGGCTTTACGCCAGTGGTCACGGCGACAAGGGACATGGTCGGCAGCTACTACGAGACGGACACGATCAAGGTCAACACGCAGCGCAGCGAGTGGGACATTTTGACGACGCTGGCGGCGGCCGAGGGTTTTACCTGCTTTGTGCGCGGCAAGGAACTTCACTTCGAGCCGATCGCGCCAGCGCCGGTCGACGGCTACGCGTTGAAATGGGAGGCGCCAAACGACCAAACGGGCGCCTACAGCTTCAACGGCAAGTCCATTAGCTTCCGCCGCGCGCTGAGCATCGCCCGCGGCGTGGTAGTAGAGGTGACCTACACCGTGCCGAACAAAAAAGGCACGTTCCGTGTGCGCTATCCGAGCAAGGCGGCTGATATCAAAGTTGGCCAGAGCGCCGCTTCGGCGCAGCTCTACCGCATCACCATGCTCGGCACCAGCCCACAGGGCGCGCTGAATCGGGCGCAGCGCGAGCACGCCGCAATCACGAAGCACGAGGTCAAGATGGTGGCAAGCCTTCCCGCCGACGACATCCTGACGACGACGAACATCATCACAGTGACCGGCACCGGTACTGCGTTTGATCAAACCTATTATCCGGAGAGCATCATGCGCGAAATGGATGTCAGCACCGGCTATTCGATGACTGTGCACGCGAAAAACCATTCGCCGGAAACGGTCGTGGCGCTATGAGGGGCATGCTCAACGCGATGCGCCAGCAGGCACATGCTGCGCTCGGCGACGTGGCTCTGCCGAGTACTGGCATCGTGCGCAGCTACGATCCGGCGAAATATGCTGTGCGCCTGGAGTTGCAGCCGCAGGGCAACATGACTGGCTGGATCCCGCTCCTGACGCCCTGGGTGGGCAACGGCTGGGGCATGTTCTGCCCGCCGACCATCGGCGACCTGGTCGAGATCACTTTTTTGAACGGTGACATCAATTCCGGCGTGGCCGGCCTGCGCGCCTTTAACGACCAGGACTTGCCGTTGCCGGTGCCGTCCGGCGAGTTCTGGCTGGTGCATGCCGCCGGCGCGTTTCTCAAGTTGAACAACGACGGCAAGGTGCTGATCAATTCCCAGATCGAAATCGACGCCACGGCGCCAACCGTGCAAATCACCGCGGCGGGCGCCGTCAACATCGTCGCCGCCACGGCTTCCGTCAAGGCGACGACGTCGGCATCGGTGACGGCGCCAAGCATCACGCTAGGTGCGGCGGCGCAGACGCTGAAAAGCTTCATTACCGACGCGTTCATTTCGCTGTTCAACGGGCACACGCACAACGATCCGCACGGCGACGTCTCGGGCGCGCCGAATCAGCCGATGACGGCCGCCCACGCGACCACCACAGTAAAGGGCGGCTAATGTCAGATCTATTCCACTATTTCGGCGGCGACCTGTCGCGGTCGTCCACTGGTGATCTGCTCAAGGTCGACGGTACCGGGGAGGGCGTGCAGCGCGTGCTGCGCCGGCTGCTGACGAACCCGGCTCTGATCGATGCTGACGGCAACACGCTGATCCAGGGCGACTATATTTTTCACCCCGACTATGGCGCCGGCCTGCCCCGCATGATTGGCGACACCGTCGACATTCCGAAAATCAAGGGGCGCATCCAAGGGCAAATGTTCCTCGAGGCCTGTGTCGCACGCAGTCCGGCGCCGGTCATCAAGGTGGCCGAGATCCAGGGCGGTGTGTCGGTTGATATCCGCTACAACGATGCGCAGACCGGGACGCCGGCGGCGCTCGCGTTCGATGTAACCAAATAAGACGACCATGAGTATTTCAACAAAAGATTTTGTAACGCTGGTCCGCGACGCTGTCACTGCGATCCAGGGCTCCGCGAGCGGCCTGGTCAACCTGACCGTCGGCTCGATCCTGCGCGCCGTCGTCGAAGCCAACGCCACAGTTATCCTGTGGCTTCAGGGCCTGATCCTGCAGTTGCTGGCTGCCACGCGCGCAGCGACGTCCAACGATGCCGATCTGGATAGCTGGATGGCCGACTTTGGCGTCGTGCGCCTGGGCGCCGTTCCGGCCTCGGGCCTGGTCTCGTTCTCGCGCTTCACTGCGACTGCCCAGGCTGTCGTTCCGGTCGGCGCCACCGTTTTGACGCTCGACGGCACGCAGGCGTATGTCGCGCTGCTCGACGCGACGAACGCGGCGTACAGCGCTCTGCTGGGCGGCTACGTGCTTGCGCCGGGCGTGGCGAGCATCAATATCACCGTGACCGCATCGACGCCTGGTGCGGCAGCGAACGCAGTGGCCGGGCAGATTGCGTTGATCAATCAGCCGATCCCCGGTGTCGACGCCGTCACGAACGCGGCCGGCTTCACAAATGGCGTCGACGCAGAGAAAAACGCCGCCCTGCGAGCCCGTTTCATCACCTACATCGCCTCGCTGTCGAAGGCGACCAAGCTGGCGATTGGGAACGCCATCACGTCGCTGGCGCAGGGCGTGACGTTCTCGCTGACCGAGAACTTCACCTACGGCGGCGTGGCGCAGAACGGCTATTTTTTCGCTGTGGTCGATGATGGCACGGGCTATCCGCCATCGCAACTTCTGCTGTCGGCGGCGAATGCGATTGACGCTGTGCGGCCGTTCACATCGACGTTTGGCGTTTTTGCCCCGATAGTGGTCACTGCCAATATCGCGATGACGATTTCCACGGCTGCCGGCTACGACCATACTGCGACGGCCGCGAATGTGGCGGCAGCGCTTGGCGCTTACGTCAATTCGCTGACTTTGGGACAGAAATTGGCGTTCTCGCGCATGACGCAGATCGCCTACGATGCCTCGCCAGGTGTCACCAACGTGACCGCAATCAT